GCGTGCCTCGAAGCAGGACTCAAAGAGGTACCCGTCTACATCGCCAACTGGGAAAGCGACAAAAACGGCCAGTTTATTATCAAAGACAACGTAGGCTACGGAGAGTGGGACTGGGACATCTTGGCCAACGAATGGGATGCCGCCGAGTTGGAAGCGTGGGGTCTCGACGTGTGGGTACCCGAGAAGACCGAGGAAGGACTCACCGACCCCGACGAGGTTCCCGCCGCACCCAAAGAGGCAACCACACAACTGGGGGACGTTTACGTGCTGGGCAACCACCGACTCATCTGCGGAGATTCGCGTGAGCCGGACACCGTGGCGCGACTGATGGCAGGGCAGAAAGCAAACCTCCTCCTCACCGACCCACCCTACAACGTCGACTATCAAGGAGGCACAAAGGAGAAGTTGAAAATCGAAAACGACTCCATGAGCGATTCCGACTTCCGCACGTTCCTCTTTCAGTTCCTGCAACTCTCCTTTGAGAACATGAACGAAGGGGCAGCCTTCTACATTTGGCACGCCGACTCCGAAGGGTACAACTTCCGAGGGGCCGTGAAAGACTGCGGCCAAGAGGTAAAGCAATGCCTCATTTGGAACAAGTCCGCCTTGGTGATGGGCCGCCAAGATTACCAGTGGAAGCACGAACCATGCCTCTACGGGTGGAAGGCCGGAGCAGGACACGGATGGTACAGCGACCGCAAGCAGACCACCATCCTTGAGTTCGACAAGCCAAGTAAGAATGCCGACCACCCAACGATGAAGCCAGTCGAGTTGTTTACCTACCTGATGGTCAACTCCTCACAGCCCAAAGAAATCGTGTACGACCCTTTCCTGGGTTCAGGCACCACCGTCATCGCCGCCGAACAAACAGGGCGAGCATGCTACGGAATTGAACTCGACCCCAAGTACTGCGACGTCATCGTAAAGCGGTGGGAAGAGTTCACTGGCAAGAAAGCCACCAAAGAAGCAACGAACGTTCTACCCAATACCTGAACGAATGGGGGGGGACGTTGACCTCCCCATTTACTTTCACAAAATGCACAAGAAAAAAGAGGACTTGCTCGAAGCCTTGGAGAGGTCTTTGGGCATCGTGTCAACAGCGTGCAAGGCCGCCGACGTCTCACGTAGGTCGCACTACAACTGGATGGAAGAGGACGAAGAGTACCGGAAGCGAGTCAACGAAATCAACGACTCGGTTTTGGACTTTGCCGAAAGCCACCTCTACAAACTGGTCAAGGAGGGAAACCCCGCCGCCACCATCTTCTTCCTCAAAACGAAAGGGAAGGCTCGTGGCTACGTGGAACGGCAGGAGGTGGAGATTCACCCCCATCAACCTCTGTCGTGGTTTAAGGAGTGAAACTCGCGGCCACCTATTACCACGTCAAGAACTGCGACAAGCGCATCCAAGTCCACCAAGGCGGAACGCGAAGCGGGAAGACGTACTCCATCCTCTTGGCCCTCATCGAGTTGGCCTTCAAGAATCAAAACAGCGGGGCCATCATCACCATCGCAAGAAAGTCCTTTCCCTCGTTGCGTGGCTCGGTGATGCGCGACTTCTTCGAAATCCTGGAACGCGAGAATATCTACTCCGAGGAACACCACAACAAGTCCGAGGCCAACTACCTCCTCTTTGGAAACCTCGTGGAGTTCATCTCCGTCGACCAAGCGCAAAAGGTGCGCGGCCGGAAGAGAGACATCCTCTTCATCAACGAAGCCAACGAACTACGGTTTGAGGACTGGCAGCAGTTGGTGCTGCGAACCACCGACCGTGTCATCATCGACTACAACCCGTCGGACGAGTTCCACTGGATTTACGAGCAGGTGATTCCTCGGGACGACGCGGCCTTCTTTCAGACCACCTACCTCGACAACCCATACCTCAACGCGGAGACCATCGCGGAAATCGAACGCCTGAAAACCATCGACGAGATGTACTGGCGTGTTTATGGCTTGGGAGAACGCGGGCAATCCCGTGAGACCATCTTCCAGTTCAGCATCTACTCCAAGGTTCCGGCCACGGCCAAGCCACTGGCGTATGGGATGGACTGGGGCTACGCCAACGACCCCACGGCCTTGGTGCTGGTCTACCTTGACGGGGACGACCTCTACGTGGAGGAGTTGCTCTACCAAACACGGATGACCAACACCGACATCGCAGACGAGTTGCGCAGGTTGGGCCTCGACCGCAGGGCCGAAATCATAGCCGACTCCGCCGAACCCAAATCCATCGACGAACTGCACCGCATGGGATTCAACATCAAGCCCTCGAAGAAGGGGCCGGACTCCGTTCGCATCGGCATCGACCTGATGCGCAGGTACCGCCTCCACGTCCGCGAGGAGGATGTCAACGCTCAAAAGGAGTTCAGGAACTACAAGTGGATGACCGACAAAAACGGCAAGGTGCTGAACCAGCCTGTCGACGCTTTCAACCACATCGTCGATGCCGTTAGGTACATTTGCCTTAACAAGATAATGCGCAAAACGGGCCACTATGTCTACTCGTAAACGAATCCAAGTGCCGGAGACGATGGCCGACGTCACCGTCGGAACCTACATCAAGTTGGCCAAGGCAAACGACCCACCCAAGGAGGGGATGGACGCTGTCCGTTTGGGCATCGAAATCTTGTGCGGGTTGCCCAAGCCGATGGTTCAGCGCATCGCCTTTGCGGACGTGGCCAAGATTGCACGCATCATGGTCAAGTTGATGGAGCCACCCAAAACGGAGGAGTTTCCCCTCGTGCCGAGATTCTTTCTCGGGAACGTGGAGTACGGATTTATCCCCGACTGGAGCGAGTTGTCCCTCGGCGAGTTTGTCGACTTGGAAGAGTACTGCAAGGGCGATGTTTGGGAGAGTTTGCCGGACGTGCTGTCCGTGATGTACCGCCCCGTGGTTTCGTCGATGGGGCCGCTGTACGAGATTCAACCCTACAAGCCCTCACCCGGCCAACGCGACAAGATGCTCGAGTGTCCGATGAACGTAGCCCTCGGCGCGATGGTTTTTTTTTACGATACCGGGAGGGTATTTGGGCGCGTTACGGAGTCCTCTTTGCAGGCGAGCAGTCCAAGATGGGGTCGAAGTGGGGTTGGTATCAAGTTATTCACGGGCTGGCTCAAGGCGACATTCTTCGGTTTGAGGCGGTGACGAACCTGCGGGTGGAGGAGGTGCTTACCTACCTTGCGTACGAAAACGACCTGAACGCTAACACGAACAAAATCAATGGTAACGCTATCTGACATCGACACTATCCTGCGCAACCTCGCGGCAAACCACAACCAAATCCGAGCGTTCTACACCACGGCCATCGACGAGTTGGACATCGACAAAATCACCATCGACATGTACCCGCTGTTTTACGCGCAGTGTACTCGGGTGACCACGAACGAAAACTCGGAGACGTTTACCTACGAGTTTGTGGTGGCCGACCTCGTCATCGAGGAGCAGCAGGGGGTCGATTTGATTCAGGTGTATTCGGAAACCCACCTCATCATGCGCGACATCGTGGCGCAGTTCAACCTCGCGGCCAGCACCTCGGGGCAGTTCGTTCCTGGCAAGTGGGTCATTGGATTTCCGCTGAACCTCACCCCGTTCACCGCACGGTTCAACAACATGCTCACGGGATGGGGAGTGGAGGTCGACATCAACGTGCCGAACCCGCTGAATTTGTGCGATGCCCTTTATTGAGTTTCCGATAACGTGGAAAGGTGAGACGGCCCTTTTCTCCGCCAAGCATCTCTACTTCGAGATGTCCACGGTGGCCAACCGCATCGCCTCCATCGCTCGGGAGACCCTTGACAAAGAAAACAAGAATGCCACGGGCAACTTGTACCGCGATGTGGTGTGGGAGATGCCTCTGACGGGGCAGGAGTTCTCCTTGACCTTCCCCTTCAAGAAGTCGCCCTATTGGAACTTTGTCGACAAAGGGGTGCAAGGATTTGCGAGCAACGCCAAGGCTCCCAACAGCCCCTTTAAGTTTGGCTCAGGGACGGGGCCGAAGGGCAAGTTGATTCCTGCCATCGACCGATGGGCCATCGTCAAGGGTCTGCCTGACCTGCGCGACGAGAAGGGCCGCTTCGTTCCTCGCCAACAGATGATTAAGCGCATAGCCCGAAGCGTGTACCTTTATGGAATCAGGCCCACTTACTTTATCAGCGACCCCTTCGAGATGCTTTACAACCAGTCCATCCCCCGCCTTGAGGCTGCATTCAAGATGGACGTGGAGGACTTTTTGAAAAAGAACTTCCCTGAAGAGATGGAGGTCACTTTTAAGATTACGATATGACCATCAACTACCAACCTTCTCATTCCATCCTCGGAGCCAACGACCTCGCGGTTTATGTGGTCTACGACGGGGTGAATGTGACCGACCCCAAGTTCCGCTACATCTGTCAAGTGTTCGATGGAGTGACGGAACTGGCCAAGTTGAAACAACTGCCCAACTCAGCGAACGCAGGGGTGTTTGACATCCACCGCATCGTCAGCGACTACGTCTATCAAGACGAGGGCATCCATGCCTCGGCGATGTTCACCGGGTTCACCAAGGCCTACAAATTCATCACGATTAAGTTCGGATTTGAATCGGCTCCCACGGCCAACGACGAGCCAGTGGAATACTTGGACGAAATCAGCACCACGGCCACCTTCGTCAACGCGCAATTCGAGCAGGTGTACAGCCCCTACGACCAAGGCATCAACGATACCTACATACCGGATGGGACAACCAGCAAATTTGCGAGCATCCTGCCCACGGAAATCTATGCGCAGGTCAAGGACTACGGGACGGTCACGCTTATCAACACAGGATACACGGGGTCGCGCTACGTGTACATCCAGTATTTCTCCGGCAACACGGCCCTTAACAGCCACCATTTTACCGTCCCTGCGACCAGCACGGCGGCAAACAAGTTGCAGTACATCGGCATCTATCCAAACAACTTGGAGACCCAAACAATCAACACCTCGATGCGGCCAAGCGCAAATGCTGGGTGGACGCACTACACGGTCGTTCTGAAATCGGGAACGGCTACAGGCAGCCCCAAGGTGAGTCGGACGTACACGGTCTTCCTCGACGAAGAGTGCAAGTACCCCTATACGAGGTTGGCGTTTTGGAACTCGCTCGGCGGGTGGGACTACATCAACTTCCGCAACGCGTTGAAACCCAGGGTGAAGGTGAGCCAACAGAATTACGACTCCATCGGGGGCAACTGGTTTCAGGCAGGGCCGGGAGTTCCCTATGCCCGAGCGGTAAATGACGGAGGCACGCGGGTGACCAACAGCGAGTTAGAATCGTCCTACGTGGCTTCCAGTGGCTTTTACGAAGAGTCCTACAACGCGGTGTTTAAAGACCTCCTGCTCTCTCAGCGCATCCTCCGTTACGAGTTGAGCAGTTGGATTCCGGTGGTGCTGACGACAAGAGACCTCGAAATCCAAACCGAACTGAATGACAAGTTGATTCAGTACGACTTCGAGTTCCGCGATGCCAAGCGCACGAAAGAACTGCGGTGATGGTACAGATTTACGCACACGGACAATCAGGTTCAGGCGGGGTCGAGTTGGACTTGGTGGGAGCCTCGGTGGAGATGAACTTCCAAATCCAAGACATCTCCGACCTCACGGCCGTCCACGCTCCGCACTCAAACTCCTTTCAACTGCCCTTTTCCAGGACGAACAACCAGTTCTTTGGGCACTACTACGAGGCCAACATCGCCACGGGAACCTTCAGCGCATACGCGGAAACGACGGCCGAGGTATTAAATGACGGCCGAATCATCTTCCAAGGCATCCTGCAACTCCTCGAGGTAGATGTTCAGGAGCAGATGTATCGGTGCGTGGTTATGTCCTCCACGGCCTCTTTGTTTGAGAAGGTGCGCGGAAAAAACTGGGCCGACTTTTTCCGGGGCGACGACATCAACCCCTACGATGATTTAGACCACGCTTTGACGGCGACCAACATCATCAACTCTTGGACGCTGACAAATGACATCACGTTTGGAGCGGTAGGGGCTGGGGTCATCGTTTACCCCATGACGGACAATGCCTTACACGTTTACAACGAAGATGAGGAAAGTCAGTGGTGGGGCCATCCGGATACAGGTCCAGGGGTAGGGGCAGCCTCTTCCGTCTTTTCTGACGGCACTCGGCAGATGCGTCCGTTTCAGTTCCGCCCTGCCATTCAACTCAAGTGGCTGTTGCTGGAAGTGGTGAAGCGGTCGGGTTTTGTTTTGCAGAGCAACTTTATCGACTCTGCGGACTTTGCCAAGATTTACATGTTCCTCGGCACGCAGACGGAGCGCGTGGTCGGTCGTAATACCTACTCCGGCAAGGTGGGATTGACTGCAAACCAAACCATCACCTACCAAGAATCCCTCTTAAACACGTTCCTGCCTACCAATGAAGCCTCGCCCAACTTTGACCCTGATAACCATTTTGCCTCGGGTGTTTTTGTGGCTCCTTTTACAGGAAGTTTCCAGTTCATTTGGGCGATGGAGGTCACGACTGCTGCGGGGGTCGGGACGTACTCATTTGTCACGGTGACTCAAACACCACAAACAACGCTGACGGACGAGGAAAGTTATGCCAAAGGGCAGACCTACCAGTACTTCCGATACTTTTGGGCCGCCTTGGCCGAGGGACAAGAACTTCGGTTCTACACGAACGTCTACGGAGTTTCCAGCCTGACGATTAACGCAGGCGAAAACACCTACGTTCAGATGGTCAACTACCAAAGCGGTAGCGTGGGCATCGTGGACGTCATAGCCAACTTTCCCAAGATTTCCGTCGATGCCTGGCTGAAGGCGGTCATCACCAAGTTCAACCTTGTGGTGGCTCCTGCGCCAAAAGAAAGCGTCTACATCAAGTGCGAACCATGGCCCGACTTCATCGCCACCGCAGACAAAACGAAGGACTGGACAGCCAAGTTGGATATGAACTCTCCGATGTTGATGAAGCCAACAACGGACTTGCAGAAGAAAACGCTGATTTTCAGCGATGCCGAAGGCAACGACCACAAGAATCAAGGTTTCCAAGAACTGAATGGCGAGGTCTATGGAACATACCGATATGAAAACACGAACGCCTTTGCCACAGAAGAGGAAACCATAGGCGGGACGTTTGTGCCTCACCAACTCAGCCTCCTGAAGTCGTCCGTTGCAAACCAGTTCATCTACTCTTACCGCTGGCACCACCTTTTCCAATACGACGGGGGAGACGACAAGCCTGCGACGGGAGGGCCGATTCTCGCTTTCTACCACGGCCTGCGGACGGTGCCTTTTGGCCTTTGGATTGACGGAACGGAGACCTTCTCCTACCCGAACTTCACCATGTACAGCGAGGCGGTCACCGACGAGGAGAGTTGGGCGCTGGCTTGGCATCCACATCCGTACCAGTTTTGGGCCATCGGCGAAGCCATGGACTACGGATGCTACCGGAAGTTTTGGGCCGCATACATCAACGAGTTGTACTCGGAGGATTGCCGCACGCTGGAATGCACCATGTATTTGACTGCCGAAGACGTGCGCAAATTGGAATGGAGCGACGCCATTTGGATTGTAGATGGGTACTGGCGCGTGGTTTCCATCAACGGGTGGAACGTCGACGGGGATAAGCCGGCAAAGGTGACGCTGGTGAAGGTGCTGGAAAAGGGTGCCTACGACTGCGATGTCGTCATCGACCGCTTTGAGGCAGACGGAACCATCTCCTTTGTGGATACCGAGGGCAACCCCACTGCCGGAACGGCCAAGTGCTGCGTTCGTTATGGGTACGCGTGGGACAGCGAAATCGGCGAGTGCTTTTGGCGCGTGCCGGGTGGAGGCTTTGACTACCAAGACCCTATCGGAACTCCGACGGACACGGGGCCAACCAACCCCATCCCCGGAACGGAACCTCCCTACCCTTTCGAGGGACAGGAGACGACCGTCCACACCAGCAGCAACGGCGACGTTCCCATTGCCATCTCGGGTTTTCAGTTGACCCAATACACCACCAACGCCACGCCTACAGAGGCAACGGAGATTAAAAGCGGCAAGATTTACTTGGCGCAGGAAGGCATCTACTCGATGCGCATCACCGTTGTGGCTACGGAGGTAGGGGGAACATCGGGAGTTATAGGCCACACCCACCATCAAGAATGGATTGGTTCGGTTCAGGTGATTCAGAACGTGGCCCGCGTAGTTGGACAACATATGGTCGCCGAGGTCAAGAGCACGGGCGGCGGAGCGAAGAACATCACGCTTTCTGCAATCTCCGGATACCCCAGCGAGTTCCGCATCCTCGTTACAGGGGCCAATAACCGCGATGTTATGTGGGCTATCGATGTAACTATGTACCGCATTAGCACTATCAAACGGATGGTTCCGGATGTGACAGATGAGGGCGATGCTTTGTGGGAAAACTCGGATGAGATTTTGTTTGAGGATGGCGTATTTATGAACTGGGAATGAAGCAGTGGTTGAACATCGTGGGGTGCCGCATCCCCGCAATTATTGAACAAGGCCAAGCGCGGACGGTTTACGGGCATCCCATCCTTAACCGGTTTTATGGGTTGTACTCGATGGACAAGCCTCTGCGCGAGCGTAAGAACATGATTAAGCACAATGCAACAAACAGATATTAAAATTGCTGGGGACTCCTCGGAGGCCGTAGCCGCCATCGAAGAGGTAGGTAGGGCTGCCGAAGCGACACAATCCAAGTTGGAAAACACCGGCCGCAAAGGAGCGGAGGCGGGAACGAAAGCCACAGGTGGGTGGAAAGACGGCCTCAACTTGTTTAAGGACTTGCTGCCTCGCAACCTGCAAATGCTTCAGCGGAGGTTTGAATCCACCTCGCGCCAAGTAGGACGGATGGGTGGCTCGTTCAAAATCCTCGGGGCGGCAATCAAGGCCGTTCCTATCTTCCTCATCGTGGAAGGATTCCGATGGATTATCGACAACTGGGAGAAGATTTCCGATTTCTTTACGGGAACCACGGCGGGGATGAAGGCGATGAAGGAGGCCGCCAAAGCGGGCTCGGATGCCGTAAACGAATTCACGAACAGCACCCAGTTCCTCTCAAACATTGTCGAGAACAGCACCGCTTCGTTGACTGCGAGGAATCAAGCCCTGCGCGAGTTGCAGAAAATCATGCCCGAACTCCAAGGTCTCACTTTGGAGCAGGCGGTAAGCGAGGAGCGTTTGTCAAATGCCATCCGCGAAAACATCCGCTTGGAAGGTCTGCGTGCGGAACAGAAAGCCTTGCAACAAGCCTTGTTGGAAGCGGAGGCCCAAGCGGTGGAACAGGCGGAGAAGCAGTGGTACGACTATTTGGGAACGTGGGGCTACTTGGTTTCGGCCTTGGCTGGGCAGCAAAGCGCGTCCAAAGACGTAGCCGACATCACCGAACGCCTGACTCGCGTCACCGGAGAACTGATTTACGTGGAGGGCAAGCAGACGGAGGCCGCGAACGCTGCCGCCCAAGCGGAAAGAGACAAAGCAGAAGCCCTACGCAAGGCGGAGGAGGCCGCACGCAAGGCAGCCCAAGACGCCAAGGCCCGTGCGGAGATGGCTCGCAAGTTAGACCGCGAGATTACGTTGGCGAAAATCGCCGACGACCGCGACCGCGCACGTAAAGAGTTGGAGTATGCCCGTGCCGACGAATTGGAGAAGGCAAAAGCCATCGGAGCGGGCCAGGAACTCATCGATGACATCTACACCAAGTACCGCTTGGAGTTAAAAGAGATGGAGGCGGGATGGGCAAAGGAAGACAAGGCCATTCTTGACCAAGAGGCGGAGGCAAGAGATGCCTTTTGGGAGGAGCAGTTAAACCGTCAGCAGGAGTTCAACTTGTCGGAGCGCGAACTGGCCGAGAAGCGTCTGGGCGATGAACTGACGGAGCAGATGGCTCAGTTGGACAAGTTGAAGATGACGGCCGAGGAGAAGGCAAACGCTCTGAAGGCGATAGAAGACCAGTACCTGCTGGAGTTGACCGAACTGCGGGAGAAATACCGCAAGGAGGATGCCGATGCTGAAACGAAGGCGCGTGCCGATTACGAGGCCTTCTTCTTTACCGACAAGGAAAAGAAACTCGCCGACATCGAAACGGAGTATCAAGAGCAACTGGCCATCGCCACCAAGTACGGGCTGGAGACGGTCAAGTTGGAGGAGTGGAAAGCCAAACAAATCGCCGCCATTGAAGAGGAGGCCGCAGAGGAATCGCGCCAATACGCCGACGAGCGGTTCCAAGCCATCCAAGGCTTCGCTAACGAGGTCAGCAGCCTCTTTGGGCAACTGGCTGATTTAAGCGAGGAGGGAAGTAAGAATCAACGCAAGTTGGCCATTGCCGAGGTGCTGTTGAGCCAAGCGCAGGCGATGGCGAGTGCCATAAGGGGGGCAGCGGCAGCAGCAGCGGCGGCGGGGCCGGGTGCACCATTTGCCCTTGCAGGTTACATCGCTTCGATGATAGGCACAGTAGTTGCTGCCTTCAGCAGTATCAAACGAATCATGGGCGCACCTCAAGGCAACGAACCCGACACGGCCTCCCGGCCGATTTCGCAAGCACTTATCCCCAACGTGGCCCCTCCGACCAACCCGCAGTTCAACATCGGCCCCGTACAAGCGTACGTGGTTGAGAGCCAAATGCAAGCGCAACTAAATATGACCGCAGGCATTGCGCGAAGGGCCAGGTTGTAACATACATTTGAACCATTAAGTGTTGAAGACATGGAACCACGTGAAATTGCAGGGTTGCTGAAGCAGATTCGCACCCAAGGAATCTGGGATTACCTGCAAGAATCCCCCGATGTGTACGACCATCGCTTGTGGGATAAGTACGAGGCCGCTTTGACTGCCTTGGAAGACCTCACAGAGGAGTTGTACGAATCCCGTTATTTGGCCGAGGGCGATTTCTAATCAATAAAAAAATGGAATACTACATTGAACAAAGGATGCGAGAACTGCGTAGGTTTCTGTATGAAACATACGGTTGGACAGCAAAGGCCCAATTTGATTATGAGGAGGAAATTGGCCAATATACGTTGTATCACTTTATCCTACACGTAGAAGGCCAATATGCTGAAGATGATGCCGAGAATGCCGTCGCCGATTTTGGCGTTTATTCGGTGTCTGTGAATTGGACTGACCACAGCGAGGCGGAACTAAGGGTCACTTTTGATGCGTGATTTAGCAGCCACGTTAGAAACCCTTTATTTGTAAATGTTCATCGCAAGCCCCACCCAAACGAACACTATTCTGCGTGCTGTAAACAGCCCCGCATTAGCGATGTTGGGTGC